TCAATTTCAGCCCTAAAGTTAATACACTCTTGGGCATCCTGATAAATAGAAGGTGCTTCGTATGATGGGCCAACAAAGCCAAAATCTGCCATTTTTAACCTTATCTAAAGAAGCCACCAGAAAGAATCCAGCCAGCATCTTTTTGTCTGCTTGCAAGCATCGCATCTGCAAATCTAGCTGATTGAACAGGCTTCATATTAATGCGTTTAACAGTAGCTTTAGCTTGCGCTGCATACGCTGTAATCATGCTAATTTGAGTTTGTGATGCTTTGCCATACATAGGCATTAAACGCTCTGCTAAACACCATCTGAGAGCCATTGTGTATCCCTGTGGCAGAATAATAGGATCGTTTAAGCCTGTGTAGTTTTGAAACAGATTGTCTGTAAAGATGTGCATTTCACCTTGTGAAGGATTAGGCCATACATAGATGTTGCCTAATGTTTCGCTTGGCTGGTAATACAAAGCTTTTGGCCATGGGCCATTTAAAGTCTTTAAACCAATCATTTCGTATTCTTCTACTGCCAAAACAGCGATTGGATAGTCCAAACCACCGTTGACAATAGGAACACCGTTAGAGTTGGTGTTAATACGAACAAACGCTGAATCAATGCTTAATGGGCGTTGATAGTAAAGATTGATTGTTGTAGAAGCGACAGTCTGATTAATATTGACTTGATATGTGCCTGCTTCATTGATGTTATTACCAGCACCAGTCAACATCGCTACGATTTTAGTTCCTGCTGTGATGCCTGTGCCACTAAGGGTTTGCCCTACGTTGATTGCGCCAGAGCTGATGCCTGTAACAGTCAAAATATTGCCTGAGATTGAGCCTGTAATGATTGCGCCAATTTGACCACCAGGACCAATCGTGTATTGAGTTTGTCCTGCAACGATAGGAAACACAATCTCATTCTTGTAATAGACCATCATTTCTTCGTTTGACCATTGATCTACAAGGTCATTGAGCATATCAAAAGCATCTTGAGCAGCTTCAGGAGTTGGAGTTTCACCAGCTTCTAATGCGCCAATATCTTTTAATGCACGAGAAATAATGTCTATTGGGGCTGTCATTTTACATTCCTACTTTGAATACTTGGGGCTGCCAAGGTGGGATTACTTTGTTTTCTAATGCTTCTAATTGTTCTTTTAAACGCTCAGTAATGTGGCATTTGCCGTCTTTTTGTGCTTCTTGTTCAATCCAGCTTGCTACCATTTCTTCTGTTACTTGTTCAAATGCTGTCTTAGCAGTAGGGCAGTCAAAATACCAATTACCCTCAGTTTCTACTGATTTATCGTCTTGTGTAGCTGTGACATGATAACGAGCATGAGTAATCACGCCATCTTTAGCAGAAACTTCTAGGATTTTCCAAGTAAACATTATTTGATTGCGTTTTCAAATGGTGTTAAATCATTAGAACCGTAATATTCTGCGCCTTTAGCAATTTGAATTTCAAGGTGTTCTTTATTACGCTTAACTGTATCAGCCCATTCTTCATCTGTCATTAATTCAGGTTTGCCAGCTTGCAAAAGATGGACTGAATCCATTGATGCTTTATAGTCTTGCGCTACTTGTTGTTCGTGGGTTAATTCCATTTTATGCTCCTAATTTAGCTTCTAATGCGGTTACTTTTGCGTTAAGTTCTTTTACTGCGTTAATTAAATGCCAAGTGATATTGCTTGCATCTACGGACATTACACCAGTAGATTCTGTTTTTACGCAATCAGGCAATACTTCAATGAGTTCTTGAGCGATTGCGCCAAGTTGAACGCCAGCAATGTTAATAGCATTTTCTTTAGGCAATTCTGTTACTTCATCTGCGGTGCGATATTCAAAATTACGCACTTTAATTTGAGTAATTTTGTCTAAACCATCATTGTTATCAACAATGTTTTTCTTTAAACGCTGGTCAGAAGTAATAGCCCATAAAGTAGAATTATTACCTTGATAAATATTACCGCTACCACCAGAACCAACACCTATAAATCCTGTGCTTGAGCCTTTGCCTGCTACAGAATAAGTAGAAATAACTAATTCATAATTATCTGTAGCGCCACTTGTTGATGCGCCATAACCAATTAAAGTATTTTGACTTCCTGTAGTTAAACTAATTGGTCCATCACCAGCATAAAGTCCAACTAAAGTATTTAATGAGCCAGTAGTGAGCAACTGTCCAGCTTGAGTTCCTAAACAAGTGTTATTTCCACCTGTTGTTATTGCATACCCAGCTTGATAGCCTACTGATGTATTATTAGAAGCGGCTTGAATGTTAAATAATGATTGATATCCAATAGATGTATTATAAGAACCGCTTGCACCGCTATTGTTTACTGCATAAGAATATGCTCCTACAGCAGTATTATAATTTCCAGTTGCATAATTTCCTGATGCAAGTCCAATATAAGCATTGTTAACACCAGTATTATAATAACCAGCTAAATATCCAACTGCGGTATTGCCAGAAGTAGTGGTGTTTGAATAAAGTGATTGATAACCTACTGCTGTGTTGTTAGATGCGGTGGTGTTTGAGTAAAGTGCCTGTTCACCAATTGCAATATTATTAGAACCTGTTGTATTTGAACCTAAAGACACATGACCAACAGCAACATTAGAACCACCAGTTGTAGTAGCTTGACCAGCGTAATAACCAATGTAAGTTCCGTTACCGCTAGAAGTATTTGCAGAATATCCAGCTTTATAACCAAGTGCAGTATCTTGTGAACCGCCACCTGTGTAAAGTGCTTGATAACCAATAGCAGTGCTATAAGCATAAGAGCCATTATTTAATGCGTTTGCACTTACCCCTAAAGCTGTATTTGTTGAAGCACTGCCACCACCCTTACCAACAGTAAGACCTGAGATAGAAGCATCATTAGCTACAGTTAAAGTTGTGCCGTTAAATGTTAAGTTAGCTGATGCTGACTCTAGACCACCTGTGCCTGTATAAACTACTCGACCTGCTGTTAGGCTTGAGTTAGTAATAGAAGTAGATGCGCTAAGACTTGTAAATGCGCCTGTATTAGGTGTTCCTGAGCCAATAGTGCCAGGTGCTGTATAAGCACTTGATGCAAGCATAGTGTTTGTAACTGTGCCTGTATCGCCTGTGGTCACTAATGTGCCGTTTACGGCTGGCACGTTCAGCGAGAAGTTAGTAGCTGGATTAGGGCCAACTAAGGCTGTTTGCCCACCTGCTGTTGCTTGAAAGACTAATTGACCCATGATCTATTCCTATGGTGCTATATAAATGGTTGAGGCGGTTAATGCGCCTGTAGATGGATTGAATTTTAACTTAGTTGATGAAGTTGTGATAGCTTGATTTCCGCTAGATGTGCTAACAAAAACAGGGTAATAAGTGGCATTTGTGCTGGTATTGTCAGTAACCGCTACGTTATTAGCGTTTGTCGCTGTTCCTGCTGTAATGGTTGATTGAGCTACCCATGTAGGTGCTGAAGCATTGCCATTTGTCTGTAATAAATAGCCTGATGTGCCGTATGAGCCATTAAATGCTACAGAATTGCTTGTATTAATTGTGACTGCATCAGTAGCTTGTGAATTAGTCGTTAAATGAATGTTATTTGCACCGATTGTGCCGATAACGATATCTGTGCTACCTGACAAGAAATATCCATAGCTAGGCGCATTAATTGAGCCTGTTCCTGAATATCCTGAAGAATTAATACCAAAAGTGGCAAAGTTTGTCGTTGCTGTGCCTTGATCGTTGTAAACAATATATTCAGCAGAAGCAGAAGCATTATTAGATTTATTCTGTAAAACAGCTTGTAAATAGCTATTTGTCGTGCCTACTTGATTGCTGATAATGCCTGTATCGCTAAAGCTTAAATTGCCACCGATAGACAAATTGCTTGTATTTGATGACGTTAAAGCAGAAATACTTAATGCTACGGCTGTCGTGGTAAATAACCCTGTAGAAGGGTTAAATTGAAGCTTAGTAGAGCTTGTATATTCTGTTGATAGGTTTCCGCTTGTTTGGTTAGCAAACAAAGGATAACGAGTGCCATTTGTAGTGGTGTCATCTGTAACAGTCGCATAAGAAGTAGGAGTTGTCCAAATAGGAGTTCCTGTGCCTGCTGAAGTCAGAACTTGACCTGTTGTGCCTGCTGCTGTAAAGCTTGTAGTGCTTGCGCCTGATTGGTAAGGAATTGCGCCTGCTACGCCACCAGCTAGATTTGTAGATGTTGTTGCTGTTGAAGATGATCCTACTGACAATGTGCTTTGAGCTACATATTGTGGGGCTGTTCCGCTAGATGTTAAAACATAGTTTGCAGAGCCAATACCTAAAAAAGTTGTTGCGCCTACTCCTGATTGGTAAGGCAAAGAGCCTACTAAACCACCAGCTACGTTTGTTGCTGTTGTAGCACTAGCTACTGCGCCACTTACGATTGATCCTGATATTGATGTAATCCAGCTAGGATTTGAGTAGCTACCAGTTGTATATACGCCATTTGTAACAGTTGCAGCGTTGCCTGAGATGCTAATACCCCATGTGCCACTTGCGCCTGTGCCTGTCGTGCTAGGTGCGCCAATCGTGTTATATGAGATAGTTTGAGCTGCTGAACCGTTAAAAGTAGTGCCAGAAACTGCGCCTGTGCCACTATTGTTAAAAGTCACGCTATTTGTTACTGAACCTGCTGTCGTTGCAGATGTTGCAGTTGCAGCATTGCCACCAATATTTAAACTGGTTGCTGTGCCTGTTAAACCTGTGCCAGGGCCACTAAATTGAGTAGATGCTGTGATAGTAGTGCCACCGACAGTAGAACCGCTTATGGGCGTTCCTGTGATGCTTCCACCAGTTATTGATACGTTATTAGCGTTCTGTGTGGACATCGTGCCAAGACCGCTTACTTGCGTATTGGCAATAGCAATAGATGTGTTTGTTACGCTGGTTACTTGACCTTGAGCATTAGTTACAAATACAGGAACTGCACTTGCAGAGCCGTATGTGCCTGCTGTGCCTACGTTTGTAATGCTAAAAGTATTAG